CGTTCAGGGCGAGATCGAGTCTGTTAAACAGCAGTATCGAAACGCCTACGAGAACGGCGATAGCGACGCGATGTTCGCTGCGCAAGAACAACTTTCTAAGATGGCACTGATGCAGGAACGCGTTCGCGTTGCTAAACAGCGTCTGTCTCAAGAAGAAGCTGCCCCTGCTCCAGAACAGGCCGCTCCAGTAGCGCAACCTGCTCCGCAGAAGGCACAGCCTACCCCTGACCCTCGGGCACAGGAATGGGCAGACAAGAACGAGTGGTTCGGGTCGGACGACGTCATGACCTACGCTGCGTTTGGACTTCACAAGAAGTTGGTCGAGGAGGAAGGGTTTGACCCAAACTCTGAAGACTATTACAATGAGGTCGATAAACGTATGCGCTCGGAATTTCCACATAAATTCCAAGCCACGAAGAAATCGGGTGGAGCACAGGTCGCACCTGCTGGCGCTTCAGCTACCCGCAGTACAGCAAAATCAGGGCGCAGGTCGGTGAAACTATCACCATCACAAATTGCGATGGCCAAACGTTTAAACGTACCGCTTGAAGAATATGCAAAATACGTGAAGGATTGATAGAATGACTGACAGAAAACCGCGCGCAAGCGCAACACGCGAAACTGAAACGCGCAGAAAACCATGGGCACCGCCCAGTCACCTGGCCGCACCTCCCGCACCTGATGGGTATGTGCATCGTTGGATTCGAGTCGCAATGCGCGGCGAAGAAGACAAGATGAACGTAAACTCAAAATTGCGTGAAGGCTGGGAGCCTGTCCGTAAGGACGAGTATCCTAACTACGATGCCCCGACTATCGATGATGGTCACTACGAGGGTGTCATTGGCCAAGGCGGACTGATGCTGTGCCGCATACCTGAAGAAACAGTAGCAGAACGTACTGCATATTACGGGGGCAGAACCCGCGAACAGATGACTGCTGTAGATCAGGACCTTATGAAGGAACAACATCCTTCAATGCCGATTCAAAACAATCGGCAAAGTCGTGTATCATTCGGAGGTCGCGGACGCGACTCTGATTAAATTGAAAAAGGATTGCTACTATGGCAAATACTAATGGTGCTTTCGGACTCCGTCCGATTGGCGTAGTCGGATCGGCTGCAAATACCAATGGTACGACAGAGTATCGCATTGCTTCTACAAACACTAACGCGATTTACCAAGGTTCACCCGTAATCCCGCTGTCAACAGGTTTCATTGATATTGTTGGCGCGGCTGCAGGTGGCACGGTAGGTCTCGTAGGTGTTTTCTGGGGCTGTGAGTACGTCTCGTCTACTACTGGTGAGAAAGTTTTCTCAAACTACTGGCCTGGTTCTGGCGCGGATTCTAACCATCCCGTCAAAGCTTTCGTATATGACAACCCACTGCAGACATTTGTTATCACGTCAAACTCGACGCTGACTAACGAAGCAACTGCACGCGGTCATGTCTTTGCGAACGCTAACTTTGCAACTGCTGCTGCTGGTTCAACAACCACTGGCATCTCTTCTGCACAGTTGGCTGTCGGCACAATCGCAACCACTGCAAACTTGAACTTGCGCATCATGGGCATCCAAGAGGATCCTGAGAACCAAGACTTCACCGCGGCTGGTATTCCACTTATTGTACGTCTGAACAACTCCTTCAATTCACCGAACGGTGCGATTGCTGGTGGTACTGTTTCGACTACAGGCGTGTAAGGAGACTAACACATGGCTATTTCTCGCGCACAACTAGCGAAAGAACTGGAACCAGGTCTCAACGCCCTGTTTGGTATGGAGTACTCACGGTACGAAAACCAGCATGCAGAGATCTTCACAACAGAGTCTTCTGATCGAGCATTCGAAGAAGAAGTAATGTTGAGTGGTTTCGGAGCAGCGCCTACTAAATCAGAAGGTTCTGCGATCAACTTTGACGACGCTAACGAAGCTTACACAGCTCGTTACAACCACGAGACCGTGGCACTTGCCTTCTCTATTACAGAGGAAGCAGTGGAAGACAATCTTTATGATCGTCTTGGTTCACGTTACACTCGTGCGTTGGCTCGTTCAATGGCGCACTCGAAGCAGGTTAAAGCTGCTTCAATCCTCAACAACGCGTTTGTCGGCGGTGCTTCCGCTGGTGGCGACGGTGTTGCATTGTGTGCTACAAACCACCCACTCACCTCTGGTGGCACTTTCGCAAACACTCCAGCAGTTGCGGCTGACTTGAACGAAACATCTCTCGAAGATGCTTTGATCAACATCGCCGGTTTTGTTGATGAGCGTGGTTTGAAAGTTGCTCTCCGCGGTACGAAGTTGGTCATCCCACGTCAACTGCAGTTCATTGCAGAGCGTCTGATGGTTTCCAACCTTCGTGTTGGTACAGCTGACAACGATACAAACGCTATCCGTTCAATGGGGATGTTGCCTGAAGGCTATGCCGTCAACGACTTCCTTACTGACCCAGATGCGTTCTTTATCAAGACAGATGCACCTCGTGGTTTTGTCCACTTCGAGCGGACTCCAATGTCTACAAACATGGAAGCCGACTTCGACACAGGCAACATGCGCTTTAAAGCGCGTGAGCGTTACAGCTTCGGCTTTAGCGACCCGCGTGCAGTATTTGGCTCGCCAGGTGCTTAATTAAGTGCTAAGGGTTTAGTGTTCCTCAGAACGACTCCCTTCGGATTGGGGCTACTTCGGTAGCCCCTTTCTTTTTGTTTTATTCTCCTATATCATGATCTCATCCCTGACAGTCGCATGGTGCGGCTGACACTAGCCACGACAGGAGATAGACATGGCTAATACTACTTTTTCCGGACCGGTTATTTCTAACAACGGGTTCACATCAACTGGTTTCGCATTCGCAAACCTGCCATCAGCTACTGACAACACTGGTCGTATTCTGTTCTGTACAGACGCACTGAAGGCTTCCGAGACTACAGGCACCGGTACAGGCAACCTTGTATTTTCTGACGGTTCTAACTGGATTCGTGTGGATACAGGCGCAACTGCGACAGCATAAGGAGATAACTTATGGCTGGTCCAGTAAAGGCTTATAACTGGGTTCAAGGCACGACGGCAGCAGTCGTTGGTCCAACTCGTTCACGTTTACGTCAAGTTGTGATATACGGTGCTGCAGCAGGAGCTTTCACGTTGAAAAATGGAAGCGCCACTGGGGACACACTGCTAACGCAGAAGTTCCCTGCTGGACATCATGTCATGAACATTCCGGACGACGGCATTATCGCCTCTGAAGGTGTGTTTGTCTCAGCGTTCACAGGTACGGGTAATGAACTTACAATTATCCTGTCATAGCTAAAGGAGACTTATAATGGCAGATGCAGCAACAGTAGTACTCAAAGCTACTATTTTACCGGATGAGATTGCTAAAAGCATCACATCTACAATCACTGTTACTCCTAAAGATGCGGATGACAAGTGGTACTACAAACTGACAAGCGTAACTGCAGCGAGTGCGGACTTGATCGCGGGGTACTTTACGGACTACACCGCGGTGGCTTCCAACGTTTCTCCTACTGCGGTTTCGACATCGGACAAGGTTGAGTTTCTCTACATCGAGAACACAGACGCAGCTCACGATATCTACATTGTTGTAGATGGTGGCACTGCTTCGAACACCGCAGCCGATGCGTTTAAGATCAGCCCAGGTGAGTCATGGTATGGCCGCTTGCCTAACGCAACAGTAGCGGACATTCACGCTATTGGTTACGACCCTGTGGGTCTAGCTGCGGCGACAGCCGATGCGGTAGTGGCAGCATTACTCGACGATATCTAGGGTTGAGAGATGGTTCATGACATCCGGTCCATAACTCAGGTCGGAACATCTGAGCCATTTGAGCTTCAGGTGGCTCGGGGTCAAATCCCGGGCCATCGGTTTGTGCATCGCATGGCCCGCGTTCCAGAGATGTCTAATAACCAGACCGGGACGCTGTGGGATGCAAACGACACTGTGTATCCGTGGAGTGCTTGGAACACTGCTGGAACCATCTCTGTTACTCGTGCCAGCGCATCGGATGCCGGCAAGAATGTAATCATCACTGGTCTCGATGCAGACTATAACGAGATCACAGAGACAATCACCCTCACAGCCGCCTCCGGCAACACCTCTGTAAACTCCTTCCAGCGTATTGAATCTGTGCGAATGAACGGGACGTCAGCAAACGTAGGCGTCATTACTGTGCTTAAAGGAGCGACAACAGTTGCTCTCATAGTAGCCGGTGTTGGTCAAAGCCTTATGGGTATCTATACAGTCCCAGCTGGGTACACAGCATACCTCCATCAGGGTGTTATGACTATCCAGAACGGCGCGGATGCAACGGGGACGTTCTACTATCGCGTTCCAGGTGACCGGTTTATGGTGGGCCACACCTTTGAGGTGGCAAGCTCCGAGTACCACTATGCCTTTACCTGCCCCTTTGCACTCCCAGAGAAGTCAGATCTTGATGTTCGTGCAACAGTGCGAACCAACAACGCTCTCGTCACCGCGGCCTATGATTTGACTCTGATTAAGAACGGAGGGCCTCTCTAATGGCTAAGGTCGACAAAGACAAGATGGCTTGCAACAAGCCGAAGCGTCAGAAGTCTGGTGGCAAGAAGTTTGTGGTGAAGGCCTGCGATAAAGGCAAAGAGAAGATCGTACGTTTTGGCGACGCCAACATGACGATTAAGAAGTCGAACCCTGAGCGCCGGAAGTCTTTCCGGGCACGTCACGGATGTGACAAGGGCACCTTGGATAAACTAAAGGCCAAGTACTGGTCTTGCAAGCAGTGGTGATGCCTGTGGATAAAACGTTGATAACAGTGGTTTTAGGGATGGCCGGTACGCTAACTACAGCGGGAATCATGTGGATGGTTTCCACACTGGTCACTGTGGACAAACGCACTGAGGTTATGGACGTAAAGATGGACCATTTGGTTGAGGCCGTAAGCGACCTCGGCAACAGAAAGGTGACCTATGATCAGCCGCGGACAAATGTACTTCCAAGTTTCGAAGCCTCCCTCAAAGGAGACAAGTAATGGCCGAAAAAACAAAAAAGGACGCGTGCTATCACAAGGTGAAAAGACGCTACAAAGTGTGGCCAAGCGCGTACGCGTCGGGGGCACTGAGCAAGTGTCGCAAGGTGGGAGCCGCAAACTGGGGCGAATCTTCTAAGAAGGCTACTGGCGGATTGGTTACTGCGGTGGACAACCCTAAGCGCCCAGCGCGCAACCGTTATAAGAACGGTGGTATGATCGCATCGGGCTGTGGCTGCGTGGAAGAGAAGCGCCGCAAGAGTACGAGAACATTCTGATGGCAAAAGAAAAGAACTCTTTGCGGGAATGGTTTGGCCAGAATGACGGGAAGGGCTGGGTCGACTGTAAGACTGGCAAGCCTTGTGGACGTCAGAAGGGCGAGAAACGTAAAGGATACCCTGCTTGCCGTCCGACGATGGCGCAGTGTACATCTGCTGCGAAGAAGAAAAAGTCTTCGAAGCGGATTAGTTGGCAGAAGGCCGCAAAGGGCGGTCAGATGCGTGCTAGAGTTTTTTGATTACAAAGGAGAAGATCATGGATAAACTGAAGATGGTCGAGAAAGACGGCAAAAAAGTTCCACATTACGCTGCCGACGGTGTAGGTAAGATGAAGAACGGTGGCATGGCCAAGGCTGGTTACAAAAAAGGCGGCATGGCCAAGAAGCGTTACATGGACGGCGGGTGCGTAATGAGCAACCGCGGCGTTCGCAACACGAACATGAGCTAAGAACATGGCAACATCAGGATCAAGAGACTTTAACATAGACGTAGCTGAGATTATCGAGGAGGCGTATGAACGCTGTGGCCTCGAGGTCCGCACAGGCTATGACGCTAAGACAGCTCGTCGGTCTCTCAACCTGATGTTTGCTGACTGGGCTAACCGTGGGCTTAACCTTTGGACCGTTAACCAAGGGGTCATCAATCTTACGTCTGGAACAGGGCAAGAGACTCTGCTGGATGATGTGGTGGATCTTCTTGAGGTCACCCTCCGCCGTGATAATACGGACTTCGAGGTCGAACGGATCAGTCGTGGTGAATATGCCACTCTGCCGAACAAGACGACACAGGGTAGATCGAGCCAGTTCTACTTTGATCGTCAGATTGCTCCGGTGATTAATCTGTGGCCTGTGCCTGAGAACTCAACTGATCAGCTGGTCTACTATTACGTTCGTCGGATCGAGGACGCAGATGCGTTGGTCAACACCACGGATATGCCCTTCCGGTTCTATCCGTGCATGGTTGCGGGACTTGCGTATTATCTTGCTATGAAGCGAGCACCTGACCGCATCCAGCTACTGAAGGCTATTTACGACGAAGAGTTCCAGCGCGCTGCGGATGAGGACGAGGCCCGTACGCCTTTGAAACTTCAACCTACTGTTAGCTACACGAGGTTCTAATGGCTTTTGCATCTGGCAAAAACGCATGGGGTATATCTGACCGATCAGGGTTTCGTTATCGCTTACGCGAGATGAAGCGTGAGTGGACGGGTTTGCTTGTGGGCCCAGATGAGTTTGAGCCGAAGCACCCGCAGCTGACTCCTCCTCATAACATATCTGACCCTCAAGCCTTGCGTAACCCTAGACCGGAGCAGGACTTAAAGGGGCAGCGCGCTTTGCAGTATGGTTTTAGGCCTGTTGGGTTTAGAAGCGTTCCAGGTGTAACTCCTCCGAACGCACTGGTTGCTAATGGTCAAGCCGGTGTTGTCAACATTTTCT